CTTCAATTTATCTGTTTCACTTAAAGCAGAAGAAACGTTCATTCTTTGAGAAGCTGAATGTTGACATTTCATTATTTCTGTTGCAAGAAGTTTGTTAAAGTTAAAAGTTCCAGATAACGTTCCCTTCCCCCAATCTCCAGAAGGGTCTGCTTTAACAAATGCCGAACCATTCCAAACTCTTAAAGATGAAGCGTTATCAACTAAAGGACTATCTCCCCAATATAAATTCTCTACTTTTAAAGTATAGGAGTCAGATGTTGAACTTGTATATTCTGTATTGATTGCATTATCACCAATAGAACCAGCAGCAACTTGTGCAAATATTCCTTCAAAATTATTGTTAGAATCAAAAACATCTGAATAGTCAAAAGTAGTGTCTGATGAACCAGCTCTTACTTGAGAAAAACTCTGATTTCCCGCCAAGTATAAAGCCCCATGATAATCAATATTCAAAGCACTTGTTAAATTTGCATTTGTATAAGTAAAAAACTCAAACTCCCATTCCCCTGTAAAAGCCGAATCTGTTGGAATTACGCCGTTAGTATATCCAGACGATTCCCAAACCAATCTTTGACTTGTTCCAATAGGTATATAAGTAATATATCTATTTATCATATCATCAGGAACATTATTTGTGGAAGTTGGAGCTGTATAAGTTGACCATGTTAAAGTCCCTCCAGACTCAGTTAACATTTTTGTGTAAGGAGTTGTCCCAGATTGTCTTGCTCTAATAGAAAAACACATTTTCATATCAAGGACTTTTGGTTGGCTTAAACTACTAGTTGATTGTCTTGCTGTTATATTTGAAAAATTTAAAAGTATTTGACAAAACCATCCATCATTGTTTGCAGCGTCAACATAACTTGAAATGTCTTTAGAATAAATTAAATCTCCTGTATTTGTTGTTTGGTCTAATTCTGGAAATCCTTGAAATTGGTTTTCGTCTGCTAATACTCTAAAATTTCCTACAACTGTTTTTAAAGGAGCATAAAAATCATATTTAGTTCCAGCTAATTTTTGAAGCCCCGCATTGTTTACATTTGTAACGTTCTCAAATTGTAAATCATAAAGTCCAAAATTAGATTCTCCAATGGTTGCTTCATCTGACCTTCTTGTTCCTGTGTAAAAATATTCCCTTGTGTTAATATTGTCCTGAGCAGTTGGAGTTCCTGTTTCACTTGCTTCATATTCTGCAATTTGAACAAAATGAAATGTATGGTGCCAATAAACACATCTCATTCCCCAATTTTTACATAAAGCCTCTAAAACATTATAAGTTGATTGTGGGGTGTAAATACCATTTTCATCCCTACTATATAAGGAGTTCATTTTACATTGTGTCCAAAACAAAGGGTCATCAGCTTGACCTGTGCTTGGCATTGTTGAGTTATACCAATTTACAGATGTTTTATAAGTATAGTTTGCATTTGAACCTTGTGCAGTTAAAGCTGATCCTGTTTTTAATAATATTATTTCAATCCAATTTGTTATTCTTGTATAGTTGTTCCAATAAACATCATTGACATCATAAGGAAACTCAACAGGATTTCCTGTGTCTAAATTTGTATCTCTAACAAATGGTTGATCTTTTAATAAAGAAAGTCCATCTACAGCGGTTAATTTGACCTCATAAGGAAAAGAAACATCTTCTTGAGCAGCTAAGTCCATAATTAAAAATCCACTCCATAAAGGTCTTGTTGTATCTCTATTATTATATAAATGAACATACACATCTTTTTCTTGCAAAGTTCCATCTCTTAAATCCTGAATGAAATCAGCATGACCAGTGTTTTCAACTATAAAAGGGATGTCTAAAGAACTAGCAAGAATGTAAGTGAATTTTTCTTGATTACTTGTTTCGTATTTGATTTCAGGACCAGAACTTCCAAGATTAATTTCTGTTGCAGCAACTGTTGAACCTTCAACCCAGATTTCCATTGTGAAATCTTCATTTGCCATTGACTTGTAATCAATAAAATATTTTTTTCCTAATGCCATTAAACGCTTCTTTGTCTGTTATAACCTGTGTTTCTATTACTTAAAAATATGTCATTTCCTTTAATAACTCCTTCAACAACTACATTTTGACTTCCACCCCCCATAAATTGTTTTAATCTATCTAATGGAGCGACAACTTCAGGATTTGAAGCAGTTGTTCCAATACCCTCTCCAATTAGTGCTGTTGTTGGTCCTGTAACTAATCCCCCTTTTGCAAATGGTTGAACTCCCATTACTGACCCTAAGTTTTCTAAAAGACCTAATCTTGAAAACGCATCAGCAGCGCCCCGACCACCCAAAGTTGCTGGCATTATTGCACTGATTGCAGTCATAACTGCTAATTGAACCAATAAAGATGTAATTGCTTTTTTAATGTTTGCAATAAAAATTGGAAAGAATTTTTCTTGTGAACTTAAAGCACTATCCAATGAACTTGTTAAAACATCTCCAAACATTCCAAAACCAGCACTCATCAATTCCTGTTCATGTGTTAATTTAGTAACAACTCCCTCAAAATCTATAAGTTCAACCTTTGCGCCTTTTAATTTCTCTGGAATCTTTTTAGCAAGCTCTAAAGTGTCAGTCATTTGAAGATTTAAAAATTCTACCTTTTTTCCTGTGTTCTTAGATGTTTTTCCTAAACCTTGTGTTGTTTCTTTTAAAGTTACGTTTGTGTTAATGTTACTAAAATCGGCTGTTAGTTTTTCTTCAGTTCCCTTTCCAACATTCTTGCTCATTTCCTCATTGTAAGCGTCAGAAAAAGCTTTTCCCATGTTTTTTCCATAATCTATAATTGCATTTTTTGACTGATTAAATCCTTCCGTTATTTTATCAATGTCAAAAGTAAAAACACCAATTATAAGTTTTCCAAGTCCTCCAAAATAACCCATTGCAAGATCTGCAATTCCTTTAAAATAAACTTTTGCAGCAGCGAATAAACCTTTTATTGAAGCTCTAACATTTTGATTTGTGTTATACAAATAAACCAAATATCCAATTAGAGCGGCAATAACAGTAATAACAACACCAATTGGATTCGCCTTCATTATTAAATTTAAAGCGGCAAAAGCTTTTGAAGCGGCAGCAAGTCCAACTGATAATTTCCCAACTAAGATTAAAATTGGTCCTATTGCAGCAACAATCAATCCAAATGTTACAATATTATCTTTTGTTCCTTCATCTAATTTGTCAAATTTCTCCAGCAATCCAACTAAAAACTGAGCAAATTTTGTTACAACAGGAAGTAATCTTTGACCAATTTGTTCAGTGAGGTCCATAAATTGATTTTTCAAACCTTCTACACCACCAAGCCCCGCTTTTCTAGCAGCTTCTGCAGCCCCTCCATATTGTCTTTCTAGTTCTTCTAAAATAATATTTTGAGCCTGAGCAATATCACCTGATTCAACTAAAGATTTTACAACACTTTTTTGATCTTCTGAAAATTGGATTCCCGCTCTACTTAACGCACTAAGATTTGCAACGGGATCATTTAAGGCTTTTCCAAGCATGATTGAAGCTCCTTTTAAATCTCCTTTTAATCTGGTTGCTAAATCTAAAGCTATTTCCTGTGTTTTTGCAAATTGTTCTCCAGCTATGTTTGTAAATGTAAGAAGTTGAGCTGTTGAGTCACCAAGTATTTGTTCATCTCCAAACAATGACGTTTTTTGAAGATCAGCAGCCATTTTTTGAAGTTCTTTTGAAGTGAATCCTGCAGCGTTTTCTGTTGATTTTAAACCAGCTTCAACCTGTGCAATTGCTTTTTGTTGTTCGTCAAACGCCTTTAAACTAGCAGCCGCAAAACCAAGGATTGGAAGTGTTAAGTTTGTTGTTAAAGTTTTTCCTGTTTTCTGTAAATCTTTTCCAAACCTTTTAAGATTCTTTTGAGCTTTTTTCATTGCTCTTTCAAATCCACCTAAGTCAGCTCCAAACTTAAAATTTAAAAATCCAATTGCTTTACTTGCCATGTTCTATTCGTTTTTTATATAATTCTGCTTTTGCTTTTAAATCTTCAAAATCAATATTCTTTTCATCTTTCTCCCAATCAAACAAAATCAGGTCCTGTGGTTTTATTCTTTTTCCTTTTTCAATTTGTATATTCAACAACAAACATGTAGACCATCTTGTCCTTTCCCAATCACTTCTTTGCCTCATATTTTCCAACTCATGAAATCCTTCAACCTTGTTCCAGAACTCTCTTGGAAGCATATCATAAAAGTCATCAACATTCATTCCTAATTGCCCGAATGCTATCTTTTCCAATTTACGCCAAGTTAGCTCTTCCTTACTTTCTTGGCTTTGTTCTTTTTTTCAGACTTCTCTCCCATTGCTCTTCCTAAGATTTCAAACGCTTGTTCCATACAATCCATATGACCATCAAACATGTCTGTAACATCATCTAATGAATAATGAAATGGTCGTTTTGCCGCTCTGTAACCATCTTCCAATCCACAATAAATTAAACTAAAAGCATCATTGAAAGTCATTTTTCCCTCTGCTAATTTGTTTAAATCATTCATTGTTGCTCCTGTCATTACACTATACTTTCTCAAAGCGTTAAATCCAAATCTTATTGGCATTTTGTGTTCCCCGATTTCTAATATTTCGTATTTCATTTTTTCTAAGTTTTGTCTTTTCTGTTTTTAAAAATAAGCCCACCCAACCACTCAGAAAAGAAAACGGTCAGGCAGGCTATTATTATAACTATTAAGAAATAGTTTGTGTCAATGCTCCTGTTCCTTGAAAACTACAACTGAAAGTTGCTGTGTCCTCAAGAGGTGCAGTTAAACTAATTGAAGTCAACCAAGCATCTCCAACATATTTTGTGTCACCTGTTCCTGTTGTAGTAACTCCAAAAGTTAGAGAAAACTTTGCTCTTGCTGCTAAATATCCTGTGAATATTTCACTTAAAGTTTCATTTGAAATTGCAGATCCTGAAGGGTCTAACCAAGCATATAGTGCGTCAACACTAACATCCCAATTTCTTAATCCTTCCATGTTCTCTTCAAACCCACCAGATTCTTTGTTCGTGACACTTCTTGGCGTGTGATTGATATTGATTGTCGCATTAGTAGAGTAAGCTACCAATGTTCCAGCAATATAAACGCCAAGGTCTGTTCCATTTAATTGTCCATTTGCCATTTTTTTTCTATTTTATAAATTTATAATTCTGTTATTGTTCTTTCTTTGAACTTCTCTTTGTTTTCT